GATTGTAAACCCTGATTATATCGAAGAAGAGCAAACCCTTAGTTCCGGTAGTTTGATTTTCTATACCTATGAAGCGACGGTGCCAGGAGATGAATTAATTATTTCTGGAACGGCTTTTGGAGCCAATAGCGCGGGATCTTATACGGTGGTTTCTATTACAAGTCCAAGCGAAATCGTTGTAACAGGAGTGTTACCCTCAGTAGCAAGTCAAAATTTGACTGGATTACTTTCTTCTTTCTATATCAACGAAGGTGTGCCTTATACGGGTTACAAACAGGTTTATTTGGCAACGTTACAGCCCGGAACTACTAATTTGAATGAGATTCTGTTCACGACTTTGGCTCAGTATGAAAAGATGAATCAAAGTGCTGGAGTAGAAGTTACGGCATTACAGAAGCTGGAATTCGCTTCGTCTATCTCTCAGGGATTGGACGGTTATAAGTTCAACACCGGCTTAATTCGCGCCGCCAATCAAGTGCTGTACGGCAATCCACAGGACTCGGTTTCTTTTCCAGGGGTGGTTGCGTGCGGCGCCGATGTATTTGTTGAGCCGCCATTAGTGTTGGTAATTAATGATATCGCTCTTGAAGTTCGTTTGGCAACTGGAGCGCCCTTTAGTTCTATTGTTCAGCAAGCTCAGAACAACGTTGCCGCTTTGATTAACGGAAACAAAATTGGTCAATCGATTGCTATTAGTTCAATTCTTGCTGTTTGCACGACTATTCCGGGAATTATTTCGGTTGCAATTTCTAGTCCGGCTTATAGTGATACTTCGGATTTAATAACGGTTCAACCATCAGAGCAAACTTACGTTACAAATTCCGCTAACATTTCCGTGAGTTTAATTTCTTAATATGGCAAATCAACCAGATTATAAAAGATTAAGATCGTTTCTTAACCCAGCCATTAAGGGTGTTGCGGTTGACAGCGTTTTGAATGCGTTGGCTACCGGAACCGGATATTTAACAAGTATTGTGCAACAAACAAATGCACAACTCTTTATTACCACCGCTTCAGGACAATATCTAGATCTTTTGCTTAGTCAGTATGGCGTCACGCGACCCCCTTCACTTGGTCTTGCAGATGAAATTTTTCGCCAAATCGGTATCCAAGTCAAAAATCGCAAGCAGGTAAGAGATCTTCTAGAAAATCTTTTAGAGGTCGTATTTGGTAGCCAATTTTGTAAGGCTCTAGATTCTGCCACTGTCGTAGAACCCTATGACCTGAATAATGGTGACACACTAATTGTAAGTTTTGATGGCGGCGCCCCTATAACTATTCCGTTTCAAACATCTAACTTTGAAGATATTCATAATGCTAAAGCAATCGAAGTAGCCGACGCCATCGTTGCTTATCTGGCTACCCAAAATCTGACAGGCCTAGCTACAACTTCTAACAATGGTCTTGGTAATTACGTTCAACTCGTTTCGAGCACTATCGGTCCTAGATCGTCTGTTCAAGTCCTAGGTGGTTCTGCTCAAAACGCGCTTTTGTTTCCGTCTCCAGTCAGTTCTAGTGGTAATGCCTCTACACAATGGACTTTGAGCGCCCAATCAGACGGTAGAATTCGTTTTACTTGGTCTGGGGGTGCCAATCCAAATCTTGGCAAGCTTGCTTCGGGCTACTATGTTAATATTTATGGAGGAGGATTCGCTTCCTCATCCAATGTTGGTACGTTCAATATCGTTGATTCTCAAGGTGGAACTGTCAACAATTCCTATTTTGAAGTTTATAATCCAATCGGAACCACTGGCATCGTTACGCAGGGAACCGATACCGCTGTTTTATTTTATAATCCCGTAAAAGAAACAATTTTATCTCAGGGTTATTATGCCGCTGTATTCCAAACACAACCACAGGTCGTTAACATCTTTCTTCCTGCGACTACGCAAGTGGTCAGGCGCAGTCGTACTGGTTCGGCTCATTTACATGATCCGCCGCGAGGCACGTTTACTCTTTTGGCACAACCGAACGCAGGCGATATTTTTGGCCTTACATCGTCTATTTCTTTGGTAGCTGGTGTCAATTTCACTATCGGTGGAACAATTGCGGAAACCACCCAAAACATTGTGGCTGCTGTGAACGAATTAGATGCCAGTATGGTTGGCATTTACAATTTAATCGACGGACAGAATATAGTTTTAGTTTACAACAATTCCTTGTCTAACACCCTAACGGTAACCTATACGGGTTCTGCTAGCATCGAGGCTAGTGGCCCGCAAGGCTCAAATGTTTCGCTGGAACCTAATCAATATGGACCGTATAGTTACGATCTAAGTCAGCCATTCGTTGTAGGAACGGTGGCGTCTAATCTCACACAAGACGTTAACGCCAGCACCGGTAGGGTAGTATTGGTTGAAAGCAGCGAAGGATTTCCGAATCAAACAGGGTACGTGATTTTTGGATATGGAACGGCACAACAAGAACTTGCTCAATACATTGCCGTACCTTCCGCTACAAGCATATTGCTTAGCCCAATTAACGCGCTTCAATACGATCATCCCGTGGGGTCTGAAGTTAGATTTGTTGAATCTAAGTCTGCAGTGGTGGTAAATCCAAACGGAAGCGACTGGCCATTCTATTTGACGGATATTGTGGGTGGCAGAATTTACTGCCAGGAACTGATTGAGCAAGTAATTGCTGCTGGAATAACCCTGAATTTTGTTATCCTATACAGTTCAGATATAGGGCTGGGCAAGGCCGGGACGCCTTATTCAGAAATCAAATATGTTTTTGGCCCAGATCCGGTTAATGTTCAATATCCCCAGAATGATTTGGGAGGATCTTAATTTATGGCATCACTTCCAGTAGTTATCACGGGAGCCCAAATCAATTTGTATATTAATAATCAACTTTATAAAGAAGTTGAAAGTGTAAGTTTCACCGTGAGCTATGATGAAAATGAAATCCGAGGTATTGATAGTCAATATCCGCAAGAAATTGCTGGAGGTGCGATTTCTGTTAGTGGGAGCGTACAGGGACTACGCCTCAAATTGAGCGGTGGATTGCAAGCAAAAAACATTAGAAGTTTATTTAACGATGTCACGGCAAATCCATATATTTCTATCAGAATATCGGACAGGGCCACACAAGAAGACATCATTTTTATTCCACAATGCAAGTGTTCCGATGAGACACACTCTATTCCATCAAGAGGAACCTACAAACTGAACTTTAATTTTAAAGGAATGGTTCCGTATTTTAGTCTTGATCGCTCATGATTCCATCATTTTAATGATCTTACAATAAGTATAAAAAGTGTTTTCTGCATCCCAAAGAGCGTTATGGGCCTGTCCCTTAAATTGCAGTCCTAGATTGGTCATCGCTCTAGACAGGCCGCCTGTAGGAGGCTTTTGATTTGCTAGTCTCCAAGTTACATATAATGTTTTTGTATCAATCCATCGTCTTCCAAAACACCACCCCTGAAAGTTTGGATTTTCTTGCTTCAACTGATTAAGAATTTCGGCAGAATCTCCACCGCCCCAAGTGACTGGATTACAAAATGCTTTATAGCTTTCGTGCATTTCCTGAAGCAGTCCGTAACCTTCTTCTAAAGTTAACCCAGAATCTACATCATTTTGTTTAATTTTAGTTAACTGGATAATAGAAGGATTAAGTTCTTCGTTGGGATTAACAAAGACCGATAGACGTTCAAGAATTTGACCTGTGTAGATATTTCCAGTAACCGCTCCAATTTGAATAATTTTATTAGATGGTTGATTTAATTCCAAATCTAGGGCGGTGAATACCTCTACTTGTTTATACTTTGACATATCTTTTTAACTTTTTCTATATTTTTAATTCCTATATTCATTTAACCATTTTTCTTCTGAATCCCATCTTCATCCACCAACACATACCCTGGTTTAATAGCGTCTACCAAGGTTTCGTTTAAACCATAATTGAGCCACTCCATTCCAATGAGACTTTTTAGCCTATTTTTACTAAGATAGGCATATTCTTTTTTTGCTTGTTTTGTCAAAACGTTCCTAAGAGTCTTACAGTCTTTTTTAGAAAGGTAGACTTCCGATGGATAAACGCGCTTCTTTTCTTTATTGTACGCCCCAAGCTCTACGAGCAAATCCGCTGGATGCATTTTAAGCATTTTCTTGGTTAATTTTACCGCTTTCATTGTCCCTCCTTTTTGCACTCTAGTTTGTATCGTAAGCTTTTATCAAGTTTTTCTTGGACCTTTTTGATATATTTCAAATTTTTAGGGCAGCCCTTAACCTTACCTTCAATATAACTACCCGCATTGTAACTACTTGTTAGTTTTACCCAATCGTCCCCATATCGGGTTTGTTGATATTTCAGATAAAGCGCGGCATATTTAATACCAACATAGGGGTTTCTAAGTTCCATTGCCTTACCCTTAAATCCTAATTGACGTGCCGACGATTCTTTAACTTGGCATATTGAATATGAGGGACTTCCCGCGTCATACATAGTATAATCGTACATAAATCCGTTTGATTCGTGATTACACACGGCCCAAAGGAGAGAGGCGCTTACCCCAACAGATTTTGCGATACTGGTAATGATAGATAAATAGGTCATACTTATCCTCCAAGCACCACCCTAACATCCCGGTTCCTAAAAGTCAAGTTTAATCTTTACTCTATATGGCATACAACTTGCTTCCAATTAATACCTGCTTACTACCCCAATTTCAGGCCTGGACCGATGTATATGGGATGATTACGAATAATTCTCAGGGAAACTCTACAGATAATGGAAATCTCTATACTGCTCATTATGTCTATGGTTTAATCGCAACAAACCAAATTAATGAACAAGAAAAACAAAGAATTCTACAAGTTTACGCCAATAACTTTTCTGAGCCAGGCATACTCTGTAGAACCCCTAATTTTCCGGGAGATCGACAAGCGCAAGACGATATTTATGGACTTATGAGTGCGGAAGCTCTTTTAACCCCAAATGATAGAAAAATGACTCGTTCTATCTATGAGTATGGTCTAAAAAGTGCAAGTGGGGTTGATTCCACCGAACCCTATCAGGGTGCTCAAACAAGGGCTTATTGGGCGATTAGAGTTCTAACATTAGGACGATGCAGATGGGTTTGGAACAACGTTCAGCCTGGAAAATTCGACGAAACATCTTGGCTTGGAAGATTTCCTGCGTTTTTAGCAGTAATGCAAATGAGCCTTAAAAAGCGAGTCAACCCATTCTTTTGGTTGTGGTGGGCTGGGTCTTGTTTTTGGGACTATTGTTTTGGCAATATTAATGACAATAATGGAGATTGTCTGATGCTTCATGGCGTAATCGCGGCCAGTGGATATGGACCCTTGACTGACTGGATTTGTAGGCTGGTTCACAAAAACATCAAGCGTAAATACGGCAGTACCGGAGTGTTGCTATCCGATTACTTTCAGAATCCTCAACACCCTTTATGTCAATTGCTTAAGGATGTGGACTAATTCTCTCTTCTTTTAATTCTTGGCTCAAACCTTTCCACGTTTAGTGGGCAGGCCGCAAGATCGGCTTCGTCTTGCGGAAATCGTATGTGACTTGCCGATCCAACCCAAATATCGTTATTTTGGAGTAATACCCAAACATTGCGTTTCGTAAGTTCTATAACGGTTCCGGCCTGACCTGTTGCACACACAACAACATTTCCAACTTCAAAATCGATCATTTCTTAACAATTCCTTTTACTTCTTTTGAATAAGGCTTTCCTATCGTCCTATATCCACAACTATTGCAAATCCTGAAATAATAAGTGCTATTTAGTCGCTGGTATAGGGTGATCTCAAGAACCCCTTCTTGGCAGGAACGGCACGCCCAGGCCTTTTTGAGATCTTCTAGAACCATTTGAGTTTCTTTTACACGCTCTTTCTGATCTTCTTCAAGCACGTCCTTGACATGGTCAAAGTTCTCGAAGCGGGCGAGCATTTTTCGTAACCTGTTGTTTTCTTTACGTAATTCTTTATTCTCTTTAGTCAGTCTTTGTTCGCGGGTGTATTCTTTGTCAGCTCTTTTAGATTTGCCCAAGTTGGTCACCTCTAATATAGACTATATCACATTAAAGATTCCGATGTCAAGACTTTTGATGAAAACTTATCTATGTACATAATTTTCTTAACTTTTTAAACTATATGATATACTATTTTAGAGGATAGGAATAATAAGAATCTTTAAGATAAGGCTGCTAAGAAATATATGATACTTTATGAGTATTTCAACAAAATAACATCGGAAGGATATGTATGGTCTTTAAAAGAAGGCGATTATATTTCTGCGTTAGAAAATAAAATAAACAGAATTAAAAACACTGTTTCTCTTCGCGGTAAAAATAGGGGCAAAAATGGCCATAACTAGGCGAAATAACATAGAAAGTCAGCAGAGGATTGACTGTCCCGCATTCCGTTCTATTGAATCCGCTGCATCTGCCGATTTCGATTTAGTCGCTCAATCTCTCATCTCCGGCGCGGGAAATCCATATGTTATAAATGGCTTTACACTTAATTTTTCCAGCAATCCTATTGGTGGTGCAGCATCTAATCTTCAATTAGTTGTTTCAGATGGTTCTTTGCTTCACACTACGGCCTCTCAATCCGGCACTTTTTATCTTGTTCCATCCGGAACCCCAAACGTCGTACTTAACGCTGCTACGGTTTCAAACGTTTATGGCGCTTTTGTGCCATCCTCATTAAATTATGTAGGTATTGATTACTATCGTTTCCAAGATCCTGGGACCGATCAACAATTCGCACTTTGGGACCCTACATCGAAAGATGAAGATCAAATCATTGTTCCTGCAGCTATCATTTTAAATTACGAAGTCGTTATCTCATCTAGTATTTGGGCTTCCAATATTTTGCCCATCGCAATCGTTCAAACCGATTCTAGTAACAACGTCCTTTCTATCACCGACGCACGCCCACTCCTTTTTAGATTGGGAACTGGTGGCGTAAGTCCGAATCCCTACAACGTTTACTCTAACTCTCAGTTTAACACCCCAGAAAATCCTGTTACTTCGAGTTCAAATTCAACAAATCCTTTCTATGGTGGCGACAAAGCTATCACAGATCAAAAGGATTGGATGAATGCGGTAATGACTGGATTCCTATACGCTTTTGGCGGACCCTATTGGTATTCTTTTGCAGATATCGGTCCTAGCGGATCTATTCCGCAATTGAGAGAAGACGCCACTAACACTATTATGACTGGTAATGGAAATATCAGTCACGGTGTTGTTCCAGACGCTTCGCCGGTATTGACTACCACTGGCAACGTAACCATTGGAAGTAACCAAATTACATCTCTTGCTTCAACCACCGGAATTGTTAGCGGCCAATATATTAATGGGGAAGCTATCGTTCCTGGCACTACCGTTTTAAGTATTTCGGGTTCGACCGTCACGATGTCTGCACAAGCAGAAGACACTGCGACTGGAACTACAGTTAGTTTTACCAATGCGGTTGCAACTCAAGCAGGCCAAATCAATTGGTCTAATACGATGTATCTCAAAGTCGTTGGCTCTAATTTAGAATATCAGATCCAAACAAATCCGACTGGAAATACTGTCACTTTGAGCGATGGTCAAGTAGCCTACATCCAATTAACTCGCGATGTAGCCATTTCGCCAAGTCTTACTTGGACTGGTGGAAGTCCGACAGTAGTTAGCGTTGGCGATGTAACGTGGACTACCGGTTTGGTTGCTGGCGACTGGATTACAATCACCACTGCAGG